AAATCATATACAGATAAAGTTTACAATAAAGCTATAGATGATATGATTAAAGATAAAGAAAGATAATATGGCATTTAGAATGAAAGGCTTTCCAATACACAAGGGTGTTTCTCCAATGAGAAATATGAAAGATGATCCAAGTAACGATCCAAATTACGATCCAAGTTTTGGAGCTGAATCATTTAAGGGTTACGATAATGACTCATCGACTACCAGTACCGAAAAAAAAGAAAATACTGACAATAGTGAGCAAGGAACAAATGCTGGAGATCTAAGCAACGTTGTCCCAAATACAACTTCAGTAGAAACTGACGATAAAGATTCTAAAATTAAAACTACTGATGGTAGTAACTTAGGAGACGGATTAAAGGATGCTAAAAATGCAGATGAACGAAAAAAACTAATGGAGCAAGCAAAAAAAGATATGTATGCTAACGCTTGGCAAAATAGTGGTATTGGACATATTGTTGAAGCTGGAAAATCTATTGGAAGAGGTATTAAAAACATTAGAGAAAAAAGAAAAGCTAAAAAAGCTGAAAGACTTACCTCTGCAAAAGAAGCTGTTGGGTCAGGCACTGAAACTTTAAAACAAGCGAAGACTGTAGAAAGAAACAGAAGGAAAACTGACGCGAAGGCAAAAAGAAATATTAAGAAAGCTAAAAAAGACAAAAAGAAATTAGCTGAATATAGAAAGAAAAATCCAGTAAGAGGTAAGGAAGCTATAAATGCTCTTGCTAACCAAACAAAGAAATCGTAAATGGGATTTAAACTAGGTAAAGAAAGAGGTTTGCAAGTGGATAATGGGGAGATCAAAAATAAGATGAGTTTCAACAAGGATAACGTGTCTATACCTGGTGTCCCTGTTTTTAGGAAAGATTTAGGTGAAGGTATAATGGGTGAGGCTAATATGGATGGAAGTATATACCTCAGCAATAATATCGAGCCTGGTAGTAAAGAAGAAAGAGAAGTTCTCATACACGAGATGAGACATGCAACCGACATGAAAATCGGTAAACTAAAATACGAAGACAATTATATTAAGTATAACGGAGAAACGTATCAAAGAAAAGACATTAACGGGGAGGATATGATTAACTACGATGGTAAATGGATCCAAGCTGGTAGTACTGAGTTCCCTTGGGAGCTCGAGGCAAACAATGGTAATAAATAACAATTAAACAAATCAAAACAAAATGGCAACATTAACACCAACATTAACTTTAGCATCTTCAGATATGAATGGAGATGTTTTGAACTTATCAGTAACAGATACTCTGGCGGTTCTTGGACAAGTTACAACAAAACAAGTAGTGGCAACAACAACTGGGGTTGTGTTTGCCGCAGCAGCTAATTATACTAAATCATTTGTGTACTTAAAAAATCTTAGTACAGTAGCGGCTGAAATTATAACAATAGAAAAAGCAGATGGCGGCGATGAGTATCTTCTTTTAGGTGCTGGAGAATTTGCGTTTTTCCCTTGGGCATCAACAGTAGATTTAGCTTTAGACGCAGCAACGGGATCACCTGTATTAGAAGTTAGAATATATCAAGAAGCAGCAGCATAAATTAATAAATAAATAAACAAAAAACATGGCAACATTAACACCAACACTTACGCTTGCTAGCACTGATATCTTTGCTGGTCAACCGTTAAATTTATCTGTTACAGATACTTTAACAGTATCAGCTCCAATGACAGATATATCAAGAATGAATACTAATGACAACATTGGTAACGGAGCTGGTATAATTATACCGGATTTACAAACAGATACTTACTATGTATATATAAAACACACTGCTGTTTTAGCATCCGACGGTTTAACTGCAGCAAACGCTGGAGATGATTATGTAACTCTTAGCAACGCAGATGGAGAAGCTGGATCTGAACTTTTAAGATTATACCCTGGAGAATTCGCGTTTTTTCCTTTAGCACCGTCAGATGGATCAGATGGTGGAACTGAAGTGGGTGGTTTAAAAGTAACAGCAGCTTCAGCAGAAGTGCAGGTTAACTACGGTTTTTGGAAAAGATCATAGTGGAAATATTTAAAGATAACAATAACTGGAACGAGAAATCTATTATCGGATTCATTGCATTTTCAATAATGTGTGTGATTATGATAGTGGATCTCGTAACTGGTTGGTTAGGTAGAGATTTAATGATTAACGAGTTTGTATACGATTCATTTGTATTTGTAGTACTTGGTTGCTTCGGTATAAGTGGAATAGAGAAATTCGCAAAAAAATAGATTATGGCATTTAAAATGAAGGGCTTTAGCCCGTTTACCAAAAGACAAGACCAGACTAACGTTCCACTTTCTGAGCACGAAAAGAAAAAAGGAACAGAGGTAATTGGTGGTAGTCTTAACGAGGAAAAGAATGATTTAGAGATGAGGATTTCAGATTTAAATTCTGATATCGCTGACAAAGGTCAAGAAGGTCCCACTAAGACTAGAGCTCAAGTTATGAAGCTAGAAAAAAGATTAGCCGAAGTAATGAAACTATTATCTACGCAAAAACGAGGCTAATGAGTATTCTAACTAAAATATTTTCTGGTGGTGCTGCTGATCTTGTAAAAGGTATAGGTGGAGTTGTAGACAATCTGCATACATCTAAAGAAGAAAAGTTAGAGGCAGAAAGAAAAATAAAAGAATTAATAGCTAACTACGAGATTGAGATGGAGAAAAACATCACATCGCGTTGGGAGGCGGATTTAAAATCAGACTCATGGCTTAGCAAGAATGTTAGGCCAATGGTCTTAATATTTTTAATAGTATGCACCATGCTATTAATATTTATTGATGCTGGTGCTTTAAAATTTAACGTAAAAGACTCTTATGTAGATCTTTTACAATTAGTATTAATAACAGTGATCGGTGCTTATTTTGGCGGTAGATCACTAGAAAAAGTAAAAAAATAAAATTATGGGAAAATATTTTTCAACAACATTAAAACCAGTACTTCCTGTAGCGGTAATGATACAGGATGACAAAACAGACAGGCCTTTCACTCAGCAAGATCTATTCTGGGATTGGTTTGCGTTTGACGTACCTAAAGGTGCTAATCGTTTAATAGGTGCCACTATATTAGTAAGAGGTGAAGATGGATCGCCTCAAACAGACAGAGATATTGCATTGGTATTTGGTAAAAGCGACGTTAATGGAACAGCCCCAACATCTTTAGGAACAGGTAATGCAAGTGTTGATGGTAAGGGATATTATAACAATCTTTTAGCTTATGCTACAATAGATATTACAGAGTTTTTACCTGGTCTAGATTTTATGAGTATGGCTGTAATGGGAGGTGGAGAAGCTGGTACCGGTCCAGCTCGTCAAATAGTTTTACAAGGTGAACCTAATAGCGGTACAAGCGTTGGATTTGATAAGTTGTATTTAGGTGGAATTGGTGGCGCTAGTAACAACTGGGATTTTTCAACAGGGGTGCTATTGAATGATGGAGATAATGTGGCGGAAGGAGATACAGCTTTAGTTACAGATGGTACGGACGCGGATAGAGTTTTTGCTCCAGGTGATGTGATACTTAAGCATGATTCTGATACGGTTGTAGGAACAGTTAAGTCTGTTAGCGCTAACTTAATTACATTAACAAGTGGTAGTGGAGTAGCTATTACTGATGATGATGAGTTGATGAACGCTAGTCCAATAACTATAATATTAGGATTTGAACAATAAAAACAAATTAACTTAAATTAAATTAAATAAAATGGCAAAAAACACAAGTAAAAAAATTAAAGAACTTAAAGGTATTAAACCTGAAAAAGTTAAAGATGAAGAGTTAAAAAAGATACAAGGTGTGGTTGGTAAAATAAACAACCTTTATGTTGAGTTAGGAAGATTAGAAGCACTCAAACATAACAACCTACATACTTTAGCTGGTATTCAAGATGAATTAATGGTAGTGCAAAATGACTTAAACAAAGAGTATGGTACTGATGATATTAATATTCAAACTGGAGAAATAAAATACGAAGACGATGTCAAAGTTAATTCGTAAAATAAGTATCGGTAAAGATTATAAGAATGACGCTATGCACTATGCTGTAGGGCAAGAAGTGTATGGTGGTCATACTATCTGCGATATTATAGAGGAAGACGATAAGTTTTCTGTCTATATCAAAAAAAATAAAGACGTATTACCTTGGAAAGACTTTAACAAGAATATGGCTGTATCTGTAGAATACAACCTACAATACTAATGAATAGCGTTTACAACTTTGTTGTAAAGCCAAAAGGAGAAAGATATAACAATACAAAGAAATTTGATGGTGGAGAGTTGATCCTTAACACGGACATATTTCAACACCAATACGTTAATAGAGAAGCGGAGGTTATATCAACTCCAATTATTGGTGATACAGATATAAAACCAGGAGATACAGTTATAGTGCATCACAATGTTTTTAGAAGATGGAATGATATGAAAGGCATTGAAAGAAATAGTAAGTCTTATTTTAACGAAAACACTTACCTTATAAACCACGATCAAATCTTTTTATACAAACAAAAGGATAAGTGGATAGCTCCAAAAGGATATTGTTTTGTAATACCTTTAAAAGCTACAAATCAGTTTAACACTGAGTCTGAAAAACCTTTACAAGGTATTGTCAAATATTCTGACGGTACAGTTAAAGTTAACGATCTAGTTGGTTTTAGACCAAGTAGTGAATACGAGTTTATAGTTGATGGCGAGAGACTATATCGAGTTTTATCTAATTTTATTACAATCAAATATGAACATCAAGGAAACGAAGAAGAGTATAATCCAAGCTGGGCACAAGGCAGTTGAAGAGCTGATTAAAGTAGCGAAGGAAGCAATCGTTGAT